GCTCAAAGACCGGCAGGATGCCGCACTCCCGGAGACTTCCCTCCGCTTCCAGCACGACCGGCGTGTTGCGCCACATGGTGATCAGCGCGCCCGCGATCTTGAGTGCGGGGTTAATCTTGTGCATGTTGTCAATCTGGCGCGAGACGTTCGCAAGACCGCGCAGGCTGAATGCATCGAGTTTGATCGGGATGATTACTTCGTCCGACGCGAGGAGCGCCGCGGCGCTGGCGGCGTTGAATGCCGGCGGGCAGTCAAAAATAACGTAGTCATACGCATCGTCCTCGCGGATGGCGTCGCAGAAGCCTTTGAGGCAGCTGCCGTTCACGCGATCTCCGATGGACGATAGATCTAAGTCCATCAGCGCATCGGACGCCGGGAGCATGTCCACGCCGTAGACCGTCTCGGAGATGTTGTCGGCGTAATATGCCTCGCATGTTCCAAGCATTACGTCCGCCACGCCGTAAAGCCCCGGCTCAGTGAGCCCGTAGAACTCCGTCGCGTTGCACTGGCTGTCGCAGTCAGCAAGCAGCACGCGCTTTTTGTGGTCGGCGGCCAAAATATAGGCCATATTCACGGCGGTCACGGTCTTCCCGACGCCGCCTTTCAGGTTTAAAATCGATATTGCCTTCATGGTGTTTCCTTTCACTGTTTATCTTTTTTGCAAATTGACCGCAGCCATTAGCAATTTGCGAAGCGCGTCCGGCTTTCGCATGGCGAGGTCGGCTATTGCGTGTCGCTCGTCAGGGGGGAGCGTATGAAAAAATTCGGCGGCGGCGGGGGGCACCCATAACGGCGCTGCCGGATGGGCGGGGCATCCGAGAAGAAAATCGCACGAGACATCAAAAAATCTCGCCAGCGCCACGATGACATCTTTGTCGGGGGCACGTGTGCCTCGCTCGTAGTTCCCGAGCGCCGATTGGGATATCCCGATTTTCTCAGCAAGCGCCGCTTGAGATAGGCCATGGCGCTTACGGAGCGTTTCCACTTCATACCATTTCATGGGTTGTCCTCCTTTAGTCCGGCAGTTTGAACTGCTCGGGAATATCGTCGTTGCACGGCTGCCAACGCTTGTCCTGCGGAGGAAGCGGCGCTTGCGCGGCAGATTTGCGGAAGGTCTGCGTCTGACCGTCGAAGGTCAGCATCAGCGCGATGTTCGCCTCACCCTCCTTGTTTTTCGCGATGTTCAGGATACGGCGGCTGCGGCTGTTGTCCGGCTCTTCACGGTAGAGAAGCATAACGACGTCCGCGTCCTGCTCGATCTGACCGGACGAGCGCAGCGCCGAGAGCGTCGGGGGCGGGATTTTGCCCGCCTTTGTTTTCTCCGGGCGCGAGAGCTGGGAGAGCGCGATGACGGGCGTGCCGGTCTGCCGTCCGAACTGCTGGAGATCGCTCGAAATTTTCGAGACGACCTGAAACTGGTCGGCGCTCGCGCGGCCTGTGATGTCCGACTTGATCTTTTGCAGGTAGTCGATGAAGATCACGTCGTAGCGCTTGGACAGGCTGTGCGCCCGGATGTCCTGGACGGTCATGCCCGACGCCTCCACCAGTTCCAGTTTCACCGCGCCGAGCCTTGCGGAGACTGCCGCGACCGCGTCCCAGTCGTTTCCGTTCATCGCGTTCAGTTTGAGCTTCGGAAGCCCGACCTGCGCGGTCATCGCGACAATGCGGTCAAAGAGTTTGTCTGCGTCCGTCTCGTAGCTGTAAAACCCGACGCGCTGCGTCTTTGCCATCCGGACGGCAAGCGTCAGTGCCAAGCTCGTCTTGCCGTCTGACGGGTAGCCGCCGATGACGATCATGTCCCCGCGGCCGGCGTAGACGTTGTCGTTGATGTCGTCCATGCCGAAGTCCAGGTACACCGGCTTCGCGTCTGGGTCGTGTCGGACGTAGAACTTACTGAGCGCGTCCTCCATGCCGACCACACGAAGGCCGGGGCGCTCGACCGACAGGGCGTTCGCTTCGCTCATGAGCGCTCGCAGCGCATCCTCATCCTCTGCCTCCAGCATCCGCTGCGCGACGTCCTGCAAGCGGTGGATTCTCGCCTCCTGTTTGAGAATGGCGACGTAGCTCTTGACGTTCGCGCTCGTCGGCGTGATCTCGATCAGCTCCATGAGGAGCCTGTCATACTTTCCGCCGAGCCTTGCGTTGACGGTCACGGGGTCGCACGCCGCGCCGCTTGCAAACTGCGCCCGGAAAGCGAGGAACACCTGCCGGTAAGCGCCGGTTGTGAAGTCGTCCGGCGTGACGTCCTGGAGGACAGGACCGACCGTCTTCTCGTCGATGAGCATCGCGCCGAGGACGGCCTGCTGCGCCTCCAAGAGCTTTTTTTCGTCCGTCATAAGAACCGAACACCTCCCGTATCAACCTCGCGAGCCTTCGGCTTCGGCAGCTCGTCGTCCTTCAGCGGGAAGACGCTCAGCCATTGCCGTTCCGTTGCGAGGTCAAGCAGCGCGGCCATGTTTGCCGAATCGCCGTCGGACAGGCTCATGAGCTTGTTCCAAAGCAGCGTGGCAGCCTGCTTGGACTTGACCGGCTTTTTGATCTCGATCCGCATTTTCAAGAACCGCCCCATCGCCTCGGTGGCAGACGGGCCGTAAAGCGCGCACTTGGCAAGGAGGGAGGCGGCAACGTCGCCAGACGGCGCACTTTCTTTTTCTTTTTTCTTTTTATTATCTTTTTTATATCCATCCTTATATAACGACCGGGAAGTTTGTCCCGGTACCCCGGGATTTTTGTCCCGGTACGTACCGGGCTGTTCGTCCCGGTACCCCTCATCCTCGTCGAGGATGACCGGCGCGGCGACCACGGGGGAAATGTAGCGGATGGAGCCGCCAGTCTTGCGGTTCGGCACGACCCGGACTTGGATGTGTCCGTCATGCTGTAAGGCCGCGAGCCAGCGCCGGATCACGTCCTCCGAGCAGTGCATGGCGGCGGCCAGCTGAGCGTTACTCGGCCAGCAGTAGCCCTCGCGCCGCATGAGAGACGAGAGCACGCCGTACAAAATCTTTGCATTGGCTTGCAGCTGCATATCGTCTAAGACGGTTGCGGGGATGACAGACCAGAAAGCCCGGAATTCTTGTGGATTCTCCAAAATTTCACCTCCCCCACACTTGCATTTGGCAGCAAACCGTGATAAACTAAAGATGCCTTCATGATGTCCTTTGACATCGGTCCCGTGCAGTCGTTCGCAGCGGCTGTGCGGGATTTTTTTACGCTCTTTTTCATCGTCCGCACCTCAGATCATGCTGTAATTCGCGGCAAGCCACGGGAAGGCCACGAAGGCGACGACAATGGAACTCCACATGAGCTTCTCGGCCATTTTGTAAAATTTGCGCATATTATCATCCTCCTGTGTTGTTGTATGTGACTGCCAGCGCCGCCTGGATGATGTCGGCGAGCTTCGAGACGATCCGGTCAAACTCCGGGCGCTCGTTCTCGTCAATGGTGCCGTCCTTCGCAATCGCGATCAGGCGGCGGTCCTCCCGCGCGTCGGCAAAGTCATAGATCTCATCGATCAGCCGCAGCACCGCTTCGGGAAGCGCGCACTCGCGCACGTCCGGGATAAGCCTGCGGGCGATCTCGCTCGTCTGGCGCAGGTGCTGGTAGCACAGATACTGCGCGTCGTAAATTTCCGCCATGCGGACGACAGTCTCCGCGGGCGGGACTCTCGCGCCGCTCTCATAGTCTGCCAAACTCCGCACCGAGCATGGGATCGCGTCTGCGGCGCGTTCCTGCGTAATGCCTTTGGCGATTCTGGCAGCCTGATAGATATTCGGCATAGTTCTCCCTTCCGGCAGCATATCTGCAAGCCGCCTTTTGATTTCGGCAGGTATTTCTCATGGTGTGCCTGGGCATACTCTGCTATGATCTTCGTGTCAGCCAACGGGCGAGTTCTGTCAGCGGAATGGCGTACTTATTGCCGATCTTACGCGCGGGGAACTCCCGGTCGGCCAAAAGCGTCCGCCGGTCAAGTCCGAGCACTGCTTGGCACTCCGTGACCGTGATCGCCGCCCGTGCCGGAAACATGTCCGTCAAAAGCTCCAGCTGCGGCCGGTATCCTTCCGTCTCACGCATGTTGCTTCCTCCTCTCTAAGTCGATTCTTCTGGCGGCTGATAGAGCTCGTCGATCGTGCAGTGCAGCGCCGCCGCCAGCTCCGGCAGCTGCGCCGCCCGCGGGAAGGCCGCGCCGGACTCCCACTTTGCAATCGTGCTGCGCTCGACCTTGAGCAGATCGGCAAGCTCAAACTGCTTGAGCTTCGCGCGTTTGCGCATGTAAGCTAAACCTTTCGTAGATATCCCTCCTTTTGACTTCCCTTCGCCCGTGTGGTAAGATGCAGGCGGAAGGAGGTGAATGTAGTGAACAAAATCAAAGAATTGCGGACGGCGCAGAACCAGACGCAGGAAGACCTTGCTCAAGCGCTCAAAATCGATGTGAGGTTGATTGAGCAATACGAAAACGGGGCTTCCGAACCGTCCGCCGAAACGCTCGAAAAAATCGCGAAGTATTTCCATGTCCCGACCAGTCGCGTTTCAGGGCTCCCCGAGGTCAGCACGACACTCCAGCGTATGCGCCCGTCCACGCTTGCCGATGCAACGAAGATACGGCAAGAGGATGATGTGGCTGCCGTGAACGTGCTTCTTGGAGAGGGCTGGAAACTGCTGCATATCGGCGAGGATATGAAGCGTGAGCCGTCTGGGAGCGGTCGATGCTATGTGGTGTATACGCTCGGTTGGTTTGGAGCGCCGCAGGCCGCAAGAGACGAGCTGAGCACGGAAGAATCTCTGATCTTCCTCTAAGCGTCAGTCGCTTTCATACCCGTGTTTGAACAGTTCTCTCTTATTCACGCCAGAGAGCAGGATCGCGAGGTTCCGAATTTCGCGGGTAATCATGAGGATTTCCCCGATGTCCGTGAGCTCCGCCGAACGCTCGGAAAGCTGCTGGATTTGCTTTTCGAGCGTCTCGCGGACGCTGAAGCTTTCAGCCTCGTTAGGTTTCATTTCTATCACCTCCGTTCGCGTGGAGTTACTTCTCGTAGATATCCCTCCTTTTGACTTCCCTTCGCCCGTGTGGTAAACTCTGGGTAGAAGGGGGTGTGATTTTTGGATAGTGCTTTGACAAAAGACGCTGAGAAGATGCTTGCGCAAATTTACAAGACATATCTCGAGCGCCGCAAGAGCGGCGTACAGAAGCGCGAAGCTAAGAACTTCACAGTGCTTGAAAACTGGCCTCCAGAGTACGAAGGAGAATGGCTTTCCACGGATGCCAACGAGACAATGAACGAGCTGCAGCGCATCGGGTTCATCAAGAAGGGGTTCGACCGCAAGTTCGTGCTTTGTGATGAGGCCATCATCTACATGGAAGGCCGCTTCAAACGTGGGCTCAGCGATGTGGCTGACTTCCTGTCCAAGCTCTTATCTGTGCTTCCGTTCCTATGACCAGCTGTCTTCGTATCCGTCTATCGTGATCTTTCTGGTACAGACCCGGATTGAGACCTCCGGGTCGGTCAGAGGATCTGCGATGACGTTGACGCTTTTCGCGCCCGGGATCTCAATGCCGTTGATGAGCGCGCGCCCGTCTTCCGTTACGAGAAGCTCTTCGATTCCTGCCGATCCGTCCGGCTGAAAATCCTCATAAGCGGTATAGCCCTGAATCGCGATCCTGCCGGCATAAACATAAATCGTAACCGATGTTTCTAAGTCAGGGTTCATGCTGGCTTCACAGCGCAGGACGGAAGGAATGTTAATGCCGTCGACCAGAACTTGCTGGTCTCGCGTGATGCGAACCTCGTTCGCAGGTTTCATTTCTATCACCTCCGTTAACGTGGAGTTACTTCACATTTATTAGTATAGGTGAAGTTTTTTCAATTGTCAAGATATTTTTGCGCAAATTTTTCCCACGATATTTACTTGTGATTGTTTTTCACTATAATAAAGACAGGTGATGTCTATGAGAAACTTCAAAAAGTACCGCCAGTTGAACAAAGAAAAGCAAACCGACGTTGCAAACTGGCTGGGAATCGACCGAAGTACTTATTCGAAATACGAGGCCGGTACGACCGAGCCGCCTTTCAGTACCCTTGTTCGGCTGGCTGAGCACTGGAATGCTTCTGTCTACGATCTCATGGGCTACGAAGACGAAAAAAGCCCCGCCGGACGGTTGCCCGGCGAGGTGATTGGTGCGGCGCAAATGCTTATGTCCTTAGATGTGACTACGAGGCAGAGGATGATTGATCTGCTTGAGACGCTTCACACGCAGCAGCAAGCGCAGAAATAAAAATCTTCCAGCGTTCGTCATCTAATTCCCGCATCATGGTTATAAGTTGTTCTGTCATAAGCCACATCCTTTCGCGCACTTTTTCTTTGTTCTTATTGTAAGGCAAGCATTCTATGTTTACAATTGGAAAATTCTACAAATTGCGTGCAACACTTTTCTATGAGGTTTTCTTGAAAAGAGGTATGATATGAACGATACGATTGGACAACAGGACTACAGGCAGTTTACCAAGCCGTCAGAGCTGCACAAGGCAATCAACATGCTTCGTGGCATCGTCGCAGGCATTTCTTCCAGCGGTGATGTAAACGAATTAGAGCTTGCCGAGCTGTCAAACTGGTGTATCCTGCACTCTGGGCTGAAAGATCGCCATCCGTTTTCAGAGATCATCCCGGTCGTAGAGGCAGCCGTCAAGGATGACCACATTGATGAGGAAGAACGTAAGAATATTCTCTGGCTCTGCAATAACTTTGCGGATAATTCCAGCTATTACAGCATCCTCACCTCCTCCGTTCAGTTCCTGCATGGGCTGATTCACGGTATTATGGCAGACGCAGAGATTGGCGACAGCGAAATTCGTGCGTTGTCTGCATGGCTCGATACGAACGAATACCTGCAAGGTACATATCCTTTTGACGAGCTGAACTCCATGCTGCATACGATTCTGGAGGACGGCGTAGTCACAGAAGACGAACGAAACACGCTGCTTGCGTTTTGCAGCAATGTCGTTGACTTCAAGGAGTCTGTGAACCTCAACGATCCTGACTTTGAAGAGCTGCGCCGCAAGTACTCGGTTGCTGGTATCTGTGCCTACTGCCCGGAGATCACGTTTGAAGGCAAGCGCTTCTGCTTTACCGCGCGACGCGGGCGGAAATGACAAAAGATGTTGAGGATTTGGGCGGAAGTGCGAAGTCTTCCGTATCCACCAAGACAGATTATCTTGTAGTCGGCAATGCCGGGAATCCGTGCTGGGCGTATTCCTGCTATGGCCGAAAAATTGAGGAAGCCATGACGCTTCGTCGAGAAGGCGCGAAAGTCCAGATCGTAAACGAGACGGACTTCTGGGATGCCGTTTGGGACGCGCAGGCAAATCTGAAGCAATAATCAGGAGGCAAACCGTGGGCGAAAAGCTGTTTCGCGTGGGCGACTACATAGACGAGTTCAATGCGCTCACGGGGCAGGAACTTCCCTGCGGCGAGATCATGCAGTCAGCCGGTCTGGCCGTGCACGTCCAGAAGCATCATCCGGATGAAACCGGGAACGTCGCGCTGGTTCCGTCCATCATCGCGGAGCCGGACTACGTCGGGCACAACCCAAAGGAGCCGGGAAGCGTCGAGCTCGTCAAGGCGCTTGACGCAAACGTGATGGTCTGCGTGAAGCTGGACGCGAAAAACGGATATCACTATGTCGCCAGCGTCTACGAGATCAGCTCCGGCAAGCTGACGAACCGGCTCAACAGCGGCCGACTGAAAAAATTCAAAGAAAAGTAACAAAGCAGAATATTGACATCAGGAAATATTTGTGGTTTAATTTAGGCATCAGAACATATACTGTTCTAGGACGTTGAGGTCGGAAATGGCTCCCGACACTCCCGAAAGGGAACCTGAGATGCAGGATACGCCGCCCTGCCGATGTCCAACAAAGTGGAGATGCCTTGTGCGTCTCCGCTTTTTTTGTGTCCGATTTGGACACCGCGTCACGGATGGGGGCATCTTCGTTCCGTTTGTTCGCCCCGCCGTCGTGCCACTGACGGCGGGGCTTTTGGTTTGCTGCAAGCAGTGTGGGAGCCGCCTGTGAGTCTATGCTATCAGTTTTTGGATAAGCCTTCCAGCCGTTGATCTAGGCTTTTATGACCCATTACAGATGGTTTTTGCAAGGGGGGATGTTTTTTTTGGATAAGCAACTATGGGAAGTTTGCCGCGAAAAATGGCAAAATCTGCGCCCACGCAAAACATACCAGGACATTGCCGACGAATCCGGCGTTTCGGTCAACGCTGTGGCGCAGTTTCTGCGCGGCGAGACAAAGAATACCTATGTTCAGACTGCCGCGCCGATCTGCAAGTCGCTGGATGTGTCCATTGATGACGTATACGAAATCAAATGCCATGGACAGCCGGAACAGCCGGACGAAATCCAGCAGGAACTAGCGCACGCGAATCAGATGCTGCGGGTCTATGCGCGTGGGCTTCGCGTTCGAACCGGTATTATTTTTGTTTTGTGTGCCGTTTTGACGCTGGCGTTGGCTGCGCTGATTATCGACCTGCGCAACCCGAACCTCGGCTGGATTCGCACCGCCTTGCGCGTCTGTGTCCAAGTCTGACACGGGAGGTTTGTATGGCGATCCCCAAGTACTACGTGCGCCCGGATGGGCTGCATGAGACGATCATCAAAATAAACGGCAAGCGCAAAGCCTTCCGCGGCCGAACCGACCGCGAGGTCTGGGAGAAGGTCAAAAGCTACCGCGCCGACGTGGCCGCTGGGAAGACCGAGACCTTTGAGAACGTAGCGCACGCCTGGTGGAACGAGATCGAGCCGACGCTAGCCGACAACAGCTACAAAAACTACAAGCCCGCCTACAATCGGGCAATCGCTGAGTTTGGCAAAGCGGACGTCTCGTCGATCACAGCGAAGGACGTGGAGAAATACATCAACTGCTTTGCCAAAACCTACGCCAAAAAGACCGTTACCACGCAGCGCCAGATCATCCGTCAAATTCTCAACAAGGCCCAGCGCGAAGGGTACATCGCCTACAATCCGGCTGACGCCGTTCTACTGCCGAAGAACCTGCCGCAGGCAAAGCGCCGCGCGCCCGGTCCTGCGCAGATCAAACTAATCAAAAAGAGCCTCGACAAAACGTTCGGGCTCTTTGCGTATCTGATCTATTACACCGGCTGCCGCCGAGGGGAAGCGCTTGCGCTGCGCTATGAGGATATCGACCGCAAGGCGAAAAAGGTCCGAATTAACAAGTCCGCCTACTACATTGGCGCGCGTCCGTATATCAAAAGCCCGAAGACAGAGGCAGGTGACCGCGTCGTTCCGCTTTTGTCGGCGCTGGCCTCTGCCCTGCCCAATAAAAAGCATGGGTACATTTTTTCTGACGATGGCGGCGAAAGCCCGCTGATGAACCATCGCGTCACAAGATTGTACGCCGCCTACCAGACCGAGAGCGGCGTCACGGTCACACCGCATGAGATCCGACATGGTTACGCGACCGCGCTGCACGACGCGGGCGTGGATTATAAAACCGCCCAGACGCTCCTCGGTCACGCGCAGCTATCGACCACAATGGACATTTACACCGATGTACTAGACAACACGATCGATGAGGCAGCAGCAAAGATGGACCGTAATTTTTGACTGTGTTTTTTCTGTGTTCACAGGCGCGTATTTTGGCGCTAGGATATGCTAAGTCTTGCTAGACTATTTTAGTCAAAAATTAAAAACATTTTTCGCATAAAGTTCGGCGTTCGGTTGTTGAAATTCCTAAATATGCAAACAAAAGCACCTGAGAATCATTTTCTCAGGTGCTTTCATTTTGGCGCGGAAGGAGAGATTCGAAGCATATAAATCCAAAGTAATACCAATGTAAAATCAGATTACTGTGTTTTTACTGTGTTCAATCTCTTTCGAGCCTCGGCTCTACGATACCGTGATAATACCCGGCGATTTTCGCCTCGGGGCCGCCGCCGTCCTTGTCAAATAGGAACGCCTTCGCGAGGTCTGCGTAGTATTCCGGCCGGTCGAGGCCGTATTTCTGCGCGACGTCGAAGTTGTCCGAGTACTCCATATTGAGTGCCGCGAACCAAATCCACGGGTCGACGTGCACGCCGATGCTGTTGGCCACAGCCGTGGTCTGCTCGAGCGTCCAGTGCGCGCCCATCGAGCCGTCGTCATTTTCCATGTGCTCTGTCCAGCGCCGCGCGTCGTCCTCGGTAAACGTGGAGGCTTCGGACTCCATCGTGATCTTATCCGCCTTGCACAGCGCGTCCATGAGCATGGTGCAGCTGCCCACGCTTCGGGAGCTCACGGGCTCCGCCATACACGCCTCAAGCGCCTCGCAGAGCTTTGCCTTATAGGCTTTGATCTTGTCCGTCATAGGCTAAGCAAGCTTGAGCAGGCCGGTGCAGAGCTCGACCACATTGCCCGCTGCCGTCGAGTCGGTCGTCGCAATGAGGGTAAAGGTGTGGTTCACGCAGCAGCAGCACCCGGGCAGCGCCAGTTCCGTCTCCGTGTGGATCTCGGTGTTTCCGGTCGCCGGAAGCGTTACCTTGCGCAGCGTGCAGGGCAGCGCGACGCCGTCCATGTACCACTGCAATGTGAGCTCGCCAGCCGCGGACGACGTGATGACCGCATCGGCTACTAGGTGATAGAGCCCAATTTTTACGGTGTCGTAGCTCTGAGGCTCGACCTGAATGGACTCTCCGGAGTTGACAACCTTCGCGCCCGCAAGCGTGAGCACTGTCGCAGCGTTTGCTGCAAGCGTCTGCGGGCTGTTATTAAAATACCGGACGCAGGATTTCTGATAGGATTTGTTTCCGCTACAAGACATTTACTCGTCTCCTTTCAAAATTATGAAAAACGGGGCAATCGCCCCGGATAGTTATATCAGGTTTGGGCCATCCGTCAGCCGCCGCAGCCGCACGGATTGCAGGGCGGGTTCTGGTAGTACCTGCCCAGCTGGCCGAGGATGTACTGCGACTGCATATAGTCGTTGTTCGCGGCGCGGCTCTGTGCGAGTTCGTCGCGCAGGCGCTGGTTCTCCTGCTGCTGCAGGAGCGTTCTGGTCGCCTCGCCCTCGGCGTGGATAGCCGTCTTGAGCTCGCAAGCGTTGATACTGGCGTTGTAGTTAACTCCGTCAATCGCGCGGAGGATGTCGCAGCAGCACTTCTGCTGCACAGAGATGCCGCTCTCCGTGACGGACTGCAAATCGCGCAGCTCGCCGAGGATGTTGTAGGCGTTGTCCTTGACGGCGCTTGTGACGTCGTACGCGCCCTGACGCGTTGCGGCCACGCCCTCGTTGTTCTGGCGTTCCAGCGCGGCAAAGTCAGTGGCGCGCTGCACGTCTGCCTGCGTAGCAGGCGAGCTTTCGCCGCTGCCGCCGAAGCCGCGTCCGGCAAAGAGCAGGAAAAACAGTGCAATGAGAATCACAATGCCCCAGCCGCCGAAGCCATAGTCCTTGTTGTCCATAGATGTCCCTCCTTTCCGTCAGATTTGATAAACGCTTTCGCGTGGTATCACTTGATCTGCCCTATGAGGTCTCCCACGGTTTTGTTTTTGTTTGCCTCGAACCAGTCGTTAAACCCCGGCTGCGAGGCAAGGAAACTCAGGACCATCTGCGGACTCTGTCCTTTAAGCGTCGTCATTGCTGTCTGCATCAGCCCGCTCAACACTTTGTTTCCGCTGTTTCCGCCCATCAGTGCCATGATCGGATTTTGCATTTACTTTTCCCTCCAAATTCTCAAGCCTAGAAGCCATGCTCTGCATGCCTTCCGCGATCTGCTTCAACTGCTCCTGTAACTGGTTTGCTGCCTTTTCTTCTTCGGTCGGCTCCGGAAAAATGCGAAACCGTGCGACGGTTTTTGCCGCCATGCTGTCTGTCCGGATGTAATAGAGCAAATTCTCCGTTTCATGCAGCGCGAGCGCGTTATCGTTCGGCTGCATCTGCAAATTGTTGATGCTTGCCTCGCTGGCTACTGTCAGCACGCCGAGCTTTGGCGGCTGCACTTGCATTTGTGCCGGCTGCGGTCGCGGCATGGGCTGCATCTGCACCTGCTGCGCGCCGTCCATCTCCCAGCGCCCGGTGTATGGGTTGTATGCCATCCTGTGTCCCTCCTTATGCTCCCATTGTACCGGCGCACAGATTTTTAAGGGTGGCACGAGCGTGCGGGAATGTGAAGTTGCGTGAAATACGAAAAGCCCCGGTGCCGTCTCTGGCACCGGGGAATCTCATATCATATGCAGTTTTCGTGCTGTCTGCCGCGCCCTTGTGTAAATTCCGGGCAGCCGCCTTGACAGTGTGCTTCGCTCCATGCACAGCTCGACGGCCACGTCGATCTGGGGCGCTTTGCCCACGATGTAGCGGCGCACGATCTCGGCGTCCTCCCGGCTGTATCCGGCCTCGCGTATGACGCGCTCCCACTCGCTTTGCAGCAAACCGGATAGATCCTCTGGGATGTGGACTCTGGCGCTCGCCAATGGCTTCCCTCCTTCCGGGAAGGCGCGGCGGACGGCTTACTTGTGATTCAGCACGGCAATATTGCCCTTGTTGGATACTTCCAGATCAAGGGCGGCAGCGAGGTCGCGCACCTTGACGTAGTTTGTGCCGTCCTTCAGGATTCTGTCTACGGCGACTTCCTTGCCGTCGACGATGATCTTACTTTTTTCTACCACTTCGCGTTCCTCCTCTCCAAGTTTTCCGTCCTCGAGCACCATGACCGTGTGGCCGCTGGAAACCAGCACGTCGCCGCGCAGCAGCCTTGCGTCCGAAGTTAGGTACTCGCCGTGCAGGAGCTCAAAATCGCCGGTCTTCGGCCAATCGTTGAGCATACAGTAGGTTGTGCAGCTGTTGCCCTGCTTTCTGTAGAGCTCTTCTACACCCTTGCACCCGGCGGCTACCGCGCAGAGCGTCTGGAGCCCCGAGCAGTCCGTCTCCACGGGCTTTGTGATCTTGCTCACGTCCCAGCCGACGGCTTTGGCGGCCTCATATGCTGTGTTCCGGTCGGACATGTCGTAGCCGATATTCCGGTTTTTAATCGCCGCCTCGCACGTCTGGGCGGCTCTCTCGGCCTTTCTCTGGTCTTTGTAGCGCAGCAGGCCAAGCCAGTGGCCATTGTACCAGTACGAGATATTGAGCTCCCGCCCGGTCTGGTTGCCGGGCTTCTGGCTCCAGCCGCCCGTCTCGCCGAGGCTGGCCTGTCCGATCTTGATGCTCATACCCGCTCACTCCCGTACAGCTCGTGGTGCAGCTGCAGCACGGCTGCCTCGATCAGCTTATCGATCGTTTCCACATCAAATTGAATGCCCTTCTCGGCGAGGAAGTTCACAACATACGCCTTTTTCGCCGCGCCGTCCGTCGCGGTGTACAGCTGCTCCGCCGCCTTTACGCCGATCTCAACGTAAGTGCGGAGCGTTTGCAGCTTATCAGCGTCGATCTTGGTTTTGAGCCATGGGATCAAAAATGCCGAAACGAGCGCGCTGATGAGCGCGATCACTGCCGAGATGATCTGTGTGTAGTCCATATGTATGCTCCTTTCAATCTTTCAGCACGATCTCCGCGATACGTGCTGCCGCTTCCGGGCCGTATTTCTCGGCCCATTTATCCATGTACTTCTGCGCGTACTTCGCGCGGTTCTCATTTTTGGCTTTCCAGAGGTAAAAGCCGCTGGAAGCCGTTGTTTCGGCCAGCACCGCAAGCGTGATCTCCGTCAGATCCGCGCCTGCCGCGCATGCGATGATGAGCGCGAGGCTGACGAGCGCGCTGCAAATCAGCCACTTCTTGCTAAACTCCATTGCTATGTCCGCACTGCGCCTCCAGCTGGTGCAGGAATTTTTTCACATCGCCGTTCCCGCCCATCTTTTTATACTTCTCTCCGGCGATCAGGCGCTCTGCCATTGGCATTTCCTCCGACATGATGGTCAGCCGGAGAATCGCGAGATACTGCTCGTTCTGATGTGTCTGCATCTTGTCGAGCTTTTTGTCGATCTCTGCAAGGTGCGTATCCTGCGTCGTGGCCTTGCCGCGCTTTTTCTGTATCGCGCTGACGGCGGCATTGACGACCGCCGTCAGCGCGGACGAGCCGAGCACGGCGCAGACGAGGGTAACGATGATGGTCTTGGTGTCCATGTGTTCTCCTTTCTCGCCCTCGGGCGGCTGTTATTCCTGTTCTTCCCAGTCAGCCGGATATTCCGTCGGGCTGAAATCCGTGCCGCGCTTACTGACGTAATACTTGCCACCAAACACGCACCACTCGCCGACCTTGTAAATGTCTGTCGCGTTGTTAGGCTTGACCCATGCGCGCGCCGTCTGCCTCGTCGTGCCGTGATACGGAATATTAAACGTCGCCCAGGCAGTTTCGCCTGGCGCGATGTCCGGGTGTGTGGCGTTGTCATACGCCGCGCGAACCTTCCACGGGTCGCCGTCCAGAAGGAAGATTTCGTCGGTCTTGTGTACGCCCGCCTCCCACTCCGGATAGAGCGCCGAACACATAATGATTTCATCTGCCGTTGTGGGCTGCTTGCCCGCCATGAGAAGCCTGACCGCATTTGCCGTGGAAACGGTCAATCCGTATTCAGCCGGTGTCGCCACGACCGGCTGCGGCTCCGGCAGCGGGATATTCGTCAGTAGCCAGCTGCCGTCCGTGATCTCCTGCCGTAGAAAGTTGCCCGGCGTGTAGACGCGCAGCTCAAAATCATTGTCCGCATAGACCGTGACCGGACCGGCCAGCTCTGTCGCCCCCGAAAGAGAATCGCCTGTAAACCGGACCGAGCCGGAGGTGCTGTATACCCGGACGTTCGCGTAGATTTGATTGTTGTGTGTGATGTACATAAATAGCCCCCTAAATCAATTTTCCGTGATGGTGCAGGTCGGTGTCCACACAACGTTGCCGTTTCCGTCATATGTTTTCTTTTGTTCGAACAAAATGCGTGTGTTTGTTGTGGCTACAAATTCGTAAGTACCTTCTTTTTCGTTTGATACAGTTACACCGTTCAAAATAACGTTGCCGCGGCTGTTTCGTGCCTTATATGATATGGTGATCGGAACTTTACTTCCAGAATGAAACGTCAGTGCTGCAGCATCCGTTAGTTTTTCGCCGTTAACTACGGCATACATGGAATAGGTACTGCTGTAAGAAACAGGGACGCTCAGAATTACCATGAATTTGCTGGGAAGTCCCCTTCGTAAAAACATTCCCATTGATGCACCCCCTAGAAGCAGAAGCAAAATGGCACGCCAAGCGCAGCGCCGCCCCGGATAGATCCCTTAGTGCCGGCGGATGATACGAAGATAAAATTTGTGGTGCCGTTTATAGACGGGGAACGTGTCCACCATCTGGATTCCGCGCCATCTAGCATTTTTATTTTGCTTCCGTTTTCTTTGTAATACTGATATTGTTTACCTTCGCCTGGCGCGGAAGAATCAACATCACCAAACACTTCCACATCGCTTGGAAAAAACAGTTTGTCTGCCGTTGTTACGATGGTGGTGCTTTTGTTGCCCGCAGATGTCAGTTTATTCACATTCTGGATGCCATTTTGCACTTCCAGCGGCAATTGAACCAAGATGGCAGGAAGATGTGTTTGCCGCATGGCGCAGCCAGCCCAACCGTTTCTGTTTGTGTTGCTGCCCTCCATTTCGTTTTTTCCGTAGCAGTCGTGCAACTGGAAGGTAAACGGGGCTTTGCCGAAGCCATCGGAATAGTCGTCGTGATTGATACCGATAATGTCAACCAGATAGTCCGTGGAGCCAATCATCATCGCCTTCTGATCTCCAATCTTCCACGTTGAGGGGACAACCTTTTTCTGGCAGATAGCAATGATCTGTTCCCAGGTATTATCCGAAAAATTTGCCTCATATGAAGGCTTAATTCCAGTAAACCATCTTGGGCTCCTTCCGCTCATCCGAACACCACCACCTTCACGGGGATATTGACTGTCGGCGCTTTGCCGATGCACTGCGCGGTCAGACTGTTCGCGCCGGTCACGTAGTTGTGGATGAGCGCGAAGCCCTCCAAAAGCGCTGCGTCCGCGTCCGGGTCCGTGCCCGAGAGAGCAACGTCCCACTGAGGGTCAACGTCGTAGGACGCTTTGAGCCCCGCAATCGTGATCGTCTGCGCCTGGTAACCATGTGCATCCGCAGTCCAGCCCGAGGCAAGCAGCGTGCCGGTGTACTGTTCGATGTTCATAGGCTCATACACTCCTGTAATCAGCTCGCCCGCCGCGTTGTGCGCCGTCTTCCCCTTGAGAAGTGTCTCCGGCGTTACGGTGTCGGCGGTCAGGTCAAGCTTGACTTCGCCGTTAAGGGCGACTTTGTTGACCGCCATGTCAGCCTCCGATCTGGAGCGTCTGCCCTCCTGCGGCGTTGTCGGTGTAGGTCACGGGAATCGCCGCGACAGTCACCTGCGACAGATAGTCATACGTCTCATCCGGCGTCACGACCTGCTCGGCAAAGCTCGGCGTGACGTTCTTGTTCGCCTGTGCCTTGACCGCCTCGCCGCCGTAGCTGCCCACCACGCCGAGAATGGTAATGCCGGACTTGATATTGCCGGGAATGATCTTTGCTTTTTCGGTCGCCTTGAGGCGCGCTTTGCCGGAGCCGTCGTGGAAGCCCATCGGAATGGCAGGTTCTTCGTCCTTGTCGGCAATGTCCAGCGTCTGGCCGCCGTTATCCGGCATGGTGCCGGTCAGCTTCGAGCCTCGCGCGTAAAATGTCTTATCCTTGAGCACCTCCGCCACGGCGGCGGTCGCGTCCTGCGAGTTTACGTCAAACTCATTCGAGCCCACAATCGGCGCGCCGGACTTGTCGTGCGCGGTGACCCCCTTTTTGAGATCGCTCGGGACGATGGTGTCCGCCGACAGGTCGAGCTTTACCTCCGTCCCCACAACGATTTTGTTTACGTACTTGTTTGCCATATGCTCACTCCTAACTGTTCATATACTCGTCGCCCATGATGAGCGTCAGCCCCCCGGCGGCGTTGGATACTTCGTACTGTGGAATCTTTGCGACGTTCACGTCGCGGGACAAAAGCCGGTTTCTGGTCGGCAAGACCACCGGCTCATAAGTCTTCGGCGTTACGTCGTATACGCCCTCATACGGCTTGCTATCTCCAGTGTAAACCACCTTCGCCGGGGCGATCTTCATCTTGATTTCCGGCTGGGAAAGCGTCATTTTAATCATATCCCGCCTCCTTGAGTAGGTCCTTGACCGGCGTCGAGACAATATCCGCCGCCTGCGGATTGCCGTCCGCATCCGTCAGCGCCAGCTGGAGCCGTGCGCTCTTGCCGGGGTCGAGCTGCATCGCGTCGGCAAAGGGGATGATGACAAGCAAATGCGTCTGATCTACGACCTGCGGCGCGTACTCAAAAAACAGCTCGCCCTGCTTGAGCCAGAACTGGAGCTTCGTTGCCTTCGTCAGATCCGCGCCCGTCACTTCCACTGAAAGCGCATTTTGAATTTTTTCGCGCATGGTATCACCCTCCTAGTTTTTGCCACAAGCCAATCTTAATCAGCGCATTTACAACGTCTTGCAATGCTGAAATCTGGTTGGAACTGTTGATCGTTGTGTAAAAGGCATACTGGCGGACTGTCTCAGATGCGTCGTATAGGCTTAAAAAATGGTTTGATTTTGAATTTAAAGCACCAGCGTAAAGAGCCGAAAAACGGTTATTTTCTGCACCAAGTTTCACATTCCCAGTCGGGACAAGGTTTCCGTTTTCATCAAGTGTGATTTTGTAGGACCCGTTAACAAGCTCAGAAACTGATGCGGAAGACCCTCCACCGCCGGTAGAAGGAGCGCCGACCACATATTCGACAACATAGCTTCCGCTGATCCTTGCAACTTTCACGCGATCTCCAGACTGAAACGCAACAGAAGTGTTGCATTTGTAATGCTTCTTCGTTGCTGTGGTCTGCCCATCAAAAATCAAGGTGAGTCCGTCTTCAAAGACAGCATCAACCGTAGCGAGCTGGGCATCAGATGGCAGGTCTTCTTCAATGGCAGCCGCTTCTGTAATTCCATCAATCATGCAATCACCGTCCTTTTTGCTGTGTGTTTCATAAATTCGCCTGGCGTCATTGTGATGTACCAGGCGGTTTCCTCGAAAATCCCGCCCATGTCCTTGTGGCCGAGAGACAGAATATCGCCCGCGCCGTGTCCGCCTTCGGCCAGCGTCTCAAACGTTACAACCCTATGGCTGAACAGGGACTGGAAGCATATGTCGTCCACATAGGCTTGCAGAGCCTCCTGCGAGGCGATGTTGTCAACCTTGAGTAGCTGCGTAATGCGCTGGCCGCGGCGGAAAACAGACGTTGCGCTGGACGGATTGTTGTTTTCTGCCCTGGCTACCAGCGGAGCTTCCAGATCCGGATTGCTGCAAATGGCGACGAAGACGTTCGGTGCGCTGAAAACGTCAAATTCCTGCGTCAACTCCGGAGAAACGGGCGCACACAGAATTACGTCCTCTGCACTGTACGACCATTTGATATTTGCGGCGGAGGCCTGTGCGACCGGCTCCAGATGCGCTACACCGTTGCCGTCAAACCAGATCTGCTTATAATTGATCTCGTCCAGCAGTTGGTTGACGATCGTCAGATACGGAGTGCCTTCCTGCCAGTCCTCTCGGTCAGTTTGCAGAATAGCGTCGGTCGGTGCAGCGACCACAAGGCCGATTCCAGCTTCAATAAGAAGCTCCTCTATTTTGGTGAGATAGGCAGTCCCAGCTGGGATGTGCATAATGCCTTCCGTCGTCATGGTCTGAAGCATCCAGCACCGGTCATAGGCTTCTGCTTCTATCCAATGGCCGCTTGCGTCTTCCTGTTCTGTGAGCGTCGCGATGCGGAAAACGCCAAGCGGCGCCCATTCTCCATTTATACCGATCCATGGCTGCAAGTCATCGGCAATGTAATCGACAACTGGGTTGTGCCGGAACGTGCCGGACAGGCTGCCCTTTATATCTCCGGTCGTGTCAATATAGACGTTCGGCGGGGATTCTTCCGACCACAAAAGCTCTGTCAGCTTTGCACCATTGCGCAGTACGTCGATCCTGTAGGATATTTCCCGCTTCACAGCTGCACCTCCTCGCTGTAGTCGATCTGCTGCACGGTGAAGGAAAACGTTGTGACGAACCCGTCATGGTCTTTTTGCAGGATGTCCAGATACCCGACGACCATGTCTTCTGTCGGCGTTTTCGCGCAGACGAGCCGCCCGACCAGAGCCTCCAGCGCACGGATATCTTCAGCTTCCGTAAAGGCCGCTTCGATCGTCAGTGCGTCGGTGTAGTTGCCGCTGACCTCGGCATAAGGGAACTTGACCCCGGACAGCGCGAGATAGCTGACAGTCCGGGTGCGTTCCCGGGAGGTCTTCCGGTTCGGCGTCGCGGCATACGGAAGACGGATCCACACGCCGGTGTCCAAGTCTGACACCATTGTCGTCGGCGGGATGACCTCAACCGAGACCGGTCCGGAAATGCCGTAGTTCCCGCTTGACGTATAGCAGCCTCGTACTTGATATGTCACCGGTCCGATACTGAGCAAGTCAGAATAGGCGCGTTGCACGGTCCTCGCCACCGGATGCCCGTTTCGATACACCAAATAGAAATCATAGTTTCCTGTCGTATCCCACTCCAGCGTCGCAATGTGTGATGTTCTTGCACTCAATAAGATGGCTGCTCCCGGCGTGTTAACGACCTGTAAAGCAGCATCACCCCACTCTGACCATAGCCCATATTCATTTTGCACGCGGACTCTGATCGTATAGTTCCCATCATCTAGGTACATCGGGGCTGACCATTGCTGGACGGTTCCGTAAATTGTGCCGCTCTCATAAATTCCGATTACTTCCACCTGTGCCGCCTGCTGCCCGCTAGTCTGCCACGACACAGCCGGCTTTGCTCCCGCTGTCAGTATCTGAACGATCGGCGTCGGCGGGGCAGATATTACTACGATCTGCGCTGCATCGCTCCAATCGCTTGCCACGCTGTCCGCGTTATATGTGCGCACACGCCAGTATTTTACGCTGGACGTGATCGTCCCTGCTTGGCATTTCCACTGCGTTTCCGCGCCTGTGACCGTCGCCAGCGGCTCCCACGTCTCGCCGTCTACACTCTTTTGCAGTTCGGCTTTGCTCTGCGCCGTTCCGGTTGAAATAATGTGTTCCCACATAAAGAGATTGTCAGCCGACGCATCGACAATCGTATTTTGCGGGCTAATTACCTTCGCCTCCGGTTTGACATCGAGCGTTGATAGCGCCATCCATTCCGATGTTGTCACAATGCCGGAGTTTGCCGTCACAGCAACCTGCCATTGGATTTCATCTGCGGTGAATGTGTTTGCCGGAACGGTCACGCTTCGCGACTCCCCGGCTACTGAAATTTCGTGGATACTCCCGGAATCCCCAGCCCTCCAGCGAAAAACAGCAGATGCTTGCACTACTTCTGGATACGTTAGAGACGATCCGAGCGCGAGCCACGAAAACCTGTTGTCCTGTTTCTTCGAGATTGACCCGCTTGCCGGTGTGCAATTCCTAATCGTAACGCCGACTGTCTCGCTGTCATCAACCTCTACCGTTAAGTACGGGCGCAAAGACCCTGTCGTCCGGATATACGCGGAAACATCTACATACCACTGCCTTACCGCAGCACCGCAATTAAGCGCAAGCCCAGCAGAAATGCTGTCGTCCGTGACCCAACCACCATTTCTAACTTTCTCCCCGCTATTTCCGGGAAAACGCTCCAGTACTCGCTGGTTGTTGTTGTATGTTATCGTTTCAACATCTACTGGCGCAGCGAGGTCCTTAAACACTAGATTTGCCGCCGGACCGAGGCTTGTTGCCTCTGGATCAACTATTTTGCTTACATACACAGCTATACTGGATTCCGACGTTATTCTTTTGTATTGCATGCTCGCTGGAAGATCTTCAAATGTTATAACGAGGCAATCATCTACGTCCAGTATTGCCGGGTCTGATTGGTGATCGTTCGTGTTCCTGCTTGTTTCGTTCAGAATCGCGAATCCCTTAATGTACACCTTCGCGGTTGACATCATTTCACCCCCATTCTGCTTGATCTGCGCTTGTTGTCTGTTACTCTGACAACGTCATTAAACGACTTCACGTCCTTTGCGTTGATCGTCACATAAAACGTATCTCCGCCGATGGCCCGGCGGCTTTCCTGCGCGTTGGATATCTGCGTTCGTTGCGGAAGATAAACCAATTCCGGTCCATTTTCGCCGACCCACGTTACGCCGCCAATAAAGTTATCTGTGCCCGTGGCGTGGCCTTTTCGGTTCAATGCCGCGATTGCCGTGGCACGTATTGTGCTTGCTGCACCCAGCCCTCCGACTAGGCTTGTAATGGAGCTACCGCCGATGCCCATACCGCCTAAAACGTTAGACAACCCGCCGCCGAAGTTGCTGGCAAATTGATTGACCTTTGAGAGCGCATCAGCGACAGCGGAAATAGCACTAGCTAATGTTTCAAAGATTGGCTTAAGCGAGGACGCTGCGTCAGCAAGCCCAGACAGGACAGGGGACAGAGCCGACGCAAGATCAAGCAGAGAACCGAGAAGATCAATGATGCCGCTGTCTGTAGCTGCATCTGCAAGATCTGTGATGATACTCTCAAGATTTTGGTAAAACTCCGTCAGATATGGCGCGAACTCTTCGGCAAGTTGGTTCTTCGAGGCTTCCTGACTTAAAAGCATATGCTGGTAGGCATCGTCAACCTGAGTCAGTGCTTTCAGCGTATCTTCGCTCAGTACGTAGCCGGTGTTGTGCGCTTCTTCTGCGTAGGCTTTCAGAACCTCGCTGCCGCGGTTGATCAGTGGATTGAAATTTCGGGCGGACTCGCTGAGAAGATCCATTGCGGTTGCATCACGCTCTGTTTTGTTGCGCATCTCGCCCAGCGCATCAATAACCTCGTAAAATACATCGCTTGCGTCCCGGAGCTCACCGCGCGAGTCTGTGACGCGAACGCCAAGCCGGCCAAATGCGTCGGCTGCGTCGGCACTGCCGTCTCTGGCCTCCTGCATCTTGTTTGTGATTTCCTTGAGGCCGTCGCTGAGCTGGTCGGTAGAGACCCCGAGAAATTTCGACATGTAATCGAATTCCTGAAGCTCGTCGGTGGACTGACCAGTAACTTCCGATAGGACGAGAAGCTCTTTCGCCGAAGCGCCCGCTTCCGTGGTCAGGCTGACGAGCTTTTTCTCCACGCCGACGATTGCTGCCGCAACGCCTGCGAAGCTTCCCACCAACGCAGCCGTCTTGAGATCGACATCGCTGATCCCGTCCATTGTCTTTTTGAGCCCTTCCGGCAGGCTGAAACCTAGCTTGTTCGTAAGCTGGTCGACAGTGCTGCCAAGACCCATCGTCTCGCGCTGCGCGTCTCCGGCCTTTTGCCCCATGGTTCCTATATCGTCGGCAGCATCGGTAACCTTCTCAGCTGCCGAATTCGTCTGCTGCCCAAAATCGTCCATTTCACCGGACAGATTGTCTGTCGCGTTTTTTGCCTCTTCCAGCGCAGTGTTATTGTCGTCAAGTGCGCGCTGCATCTGCTTGAGCTTGGTCTCAGCTTCAATGAGGCTCGTTTTCCAGTCAATGGTTCGCTTATCGGCTTCTTTGTAAGTCTCCGTAGCATCTGCAACGACTTCCTTCAGTTTTTCGACCTTTTCCCGCTGTGTCAGGATTGTTCTCTCAAGGACATCGTTTTTTTGCGTCAGCGCCTCTACGCTGTCAGCGTTGTCGGCAAAATCCTGCTCCGTGGCGCGCATCTCCGCGCCTAAGTTTTTAAGTCCGGCGTTGATTTGGGCAAGGGCGGCGCGATATTCCTTCTCGCCGTCCATTTTGACTTTTGTGTTAATGCCGGGCGTTGCCATCAGCCGCCACCTCCCATCAGGTACTGTGCCAGCGACAAGCGCGCAGGCTGCTCCGGCGCATTATGCGCACACCGGCTCGGCGTGGCCATGGAGAAATACTCTCTGTAGATAGCCATGCACCGCGCCGGTGTCATCCTGCGCCAAAAGACGGTCTCGTCGTTTTTCAGCACATTTACCCAGATATTCAAATACCAGGCGAAGTTGATACCGCCGCTTCTTCCTGCCTGGTCTCCGCGTTTTTTTCGTCTGCCGAGCTGTTCTCAGCCTCTGCGTCCCGGACAGCGAGGATCGCCATGCGCATCACGTCCGGCGCGAGCCGCTCGATCGTGCCCAGGGACAGCCGTCTTCCGAGCTGCTTTTCGGTGTATTGGATAGCGAAGCCCTTTTCGTCCACCCATTTCTGCTCGTCAGCGTAGTCGTTGAGCATCGCGGCCAGCAGCTGCAAGACCGACTTGAGCGTCCGCTTGCGAGACAGGATGGGGCTGAAATCGCCGCCGTTGATCTCCTGCACCTCGGCCAGCACGTTGTTGTTGCAGCGAAGCACCCAGTCGCGCCCGTCAAAGCGCCACGCGACCTCGCGCGGCTTAATATCTTCCATGCTCAACCTCCTGCCACGTCTGTGGCTGCCGTCTTAAAGACCTCGTCGCACCACGCCTTGGCGTCGGCTTCGCTGTCAAGCGTTGCGACTTCAAGCAGGTCGCCCAGATCATCGACCAGGAACTCGCCGGTCGTGGTGGGCGTCTGGAAGGCGATGCTGTCGCCCATCGTCTGTCCGTTTGTCGCGGGTGGTCCAAAGAGCACTTTCCGGGCGAAGACCGCCGTGAATTTCTCCACGCCGTCGATCATGTCCGGCATGTAGAAGCTCCATCCGACATACTTGCCGGTCGACTTCTTGCCGAAGGTCAGGCTCTTGACAGTGGAACTAGCCACGGTGCGCTGTTTTTCGTACGCGCCGTACATAAGCTTCTGCGCTTCAGTCGGGATATACTTGACGCCGGCGGTCGCCGTGCCGCCTGTGGCTTTCTTCATGTACTCTGCCAGAACGGACTCAGCGTAAATCCGGCCTTCTGCAAAGCGCATCTCAAGGCCTACGGTCATCGCGTCGCCCATGGAGACGGGCGTGTCGTACTCCGTGCCTTCGCCGGTTGTTTTTTTCTTATACTCTGCGACTTGCAGGTATCGTAAATCAAATGCAGGCATGATTGCCTCCTTTCATCGATTGCTGTTGATAATTTCTGCTGCCTTGTCAGTCATGGCTTCGTTGACGCGCTTCCATGTCGCCTGCACGGCGTTCGACCAGTAGTAGTCCGCCGGTATCTTGCCGCCGGTCCTGCGACCATAGTTGAGGACAAAGCCCTTTGTGCCGTAGCGCTGGCCGCGGCTGTCCTTGCCGGAGATCGTAACGTACATGTACGGCACGCCCCGCTTGTCGCGCGAGACCTTCCGCGCCTTCGTGAAGTGCTGGAAGGTCTGGCCGGTGCGGCGCTCGGAGCGGTTGTTGTGTCCGGCTTGGACAAAGGCGGACTTCACGCTGCTGAGCATGATCTCCGTGCCGGTGGACAAAATCGGCTTGAGATTTTCGTCGGTAAAGAGATCTGCCTTCTGAAGCTGCCGGACAGCCTCCTGAATGCCGTCCTGCGCCTCTCTAATGTCAAGCTGCGCCATCAGATCACCTCACAGGGAATGTCCGAGTAGTAGGTCATCGTCTCCTGGTCAAAAGACTGCTCGCTCTGGCCAATGGCGATGTGCGCGCTAGCCAAGGCTTGCAGCACCTCTGCGGTCAGCGTGTCGCCCTCCGTCTGCGTGGCAACGGTCACGACGCACAGGCCGACCGTTGCAAAGGGTATCCCGTCTGCGTTCACGCTGCGCACGCCCGTCGGCGTCCAGACAAGAAAACGGGTGAGGGGAGAGCCGTCCGGCGCGCGCTCCGGCGCTTGCACCTTATACACAGCGCCGGGAAGCACCGTTTCGAGAGCCTGTTCAATCTTGGAGTATCTCATATTTGCCCTCCGGCTCTGCGAGCGATAGCGTTGTGATCGGCAGACCGTCGGAGTCGTAGCCGCGCTGCGCCTGATCGATGCGGTAGATGTGGTCGTCTTCCAGCACTACAAACTGCTCCGCTTTAATGTCCTCGCCGCCAAAGACGCGGGGAATGCTGACCATCCGGGTAAGCTGCACACCGGCTTGCTTTCCGGCATAAAATCGGGCAGCGTAGACCTCCCGCTCACAGTAAAAGTGGCTCGACGCAATGCGCAGGCGGCGCTGGAGAGGGGAGGACGCGGGAAGCAGGTCGCAGACGGTGCATACCTTGTCGTAGATCATCCCGTACCGCCTCCCATCTTCTGCTGCGCAAGCTTGCTGTTGAGCATCCGTCGCAGATACGTCGGCAGCTGCTTTTCCTCGGCGTTCGCGCGCGCCTTGTACATCCAGCCTGCCACCATCGCCGCGAGCATATCGTCGGCGTCACAGTCCGGCTGGAGCACAATGCCGCGTGTCGCGATAAAATCCGCCGCCTGTGTGAGAAGCCCCCGCAGGTAGGTCTCCTGTGCCTCGATGCAGCGCAGGATTCCGAGGTCAACCGTTAAGTAAGAGAGCTGCGCGTCCAGCGACATACACCGAGCCTCCCTTCTTAGCCAGCCTTCGCGGTCACGCTGCCGGAGCCGGCCGCAACCGCGCGGCCGTTGCCGTCGACCTCGACGACAGTCACAGTCTGGCCGGTCGTGCCGTCAATGGTCTTGTTCGCGGGCAGCTCCGTCCAGCCCTTGCCGAGCGTCTCGCCGTTGGAAACCGCGATAGCCTGACCGCCGACCTGATACTTGAGCGCACCCGAGCCGTTGCCCGCGACAGTCACAACGCTCTTGCCGTTTGTAGTGCCTGCGGCAGTCGTGACGATCAGGGTGCCGATGGCGGTGTTCGCGAGGTCCTTGCCGAAGGTCGTGGTCGTGGTGGGCGCGGTGTTGTTGTAGTTGATGAGGACAAACGCCTCGCCGATGGCGGGCTTGCCGTCGCGGCGCTGCATACCCTTGAAGCAGGTCTGGTTTTCCAGCCAGCGCACGTTGGTGTTGGACTCAATCGACGTGCCTTCGCGCTCAACCGAACGGTACAGGCTCATAAAGCCGCCCGCGATCTCGTTGTCCGGCATGACCTCCCACTCGACGATCTCGCCGCCGACGACCGGCATGGTGTTGTTGACGCCCGCAACCATTGCGGCAGCCGAGTTATAGGCCAGCGCACGGGACATGAGGTCCATGTGGGTCTTGCGGTTCATTGTCCAGATGACGGTGCCGTTGGAGTAGTCGGGCTTTGCCACGGCCAGTGCCGCGACCAGCGGCTGGAAGAATTCGACGCCGGTCTTGGACGCGATGTCGAGCTTCAGAATGTGGCTCGTATGAAGATCAGTGAACGCGGCCTGCTGAGAGCCCCACCAGGCAAGGCGCGTGATAATGCCGACCGGCATATTTTCGCCCGTGCCGAACCAGATGGACTTGTCGATCGCCTTGGCGAGCGACGCGGCAAGCGCCTGAAGGATGGTCGTTGCGAGCTGAAGGTCGCTGTCGTCCATCAGGACAGAGTTCGGGACGGCCATGTAGCCGCCAACCATAAAGCCGTCCATGGTGAGCTGCCAGAAGTTGATATCGAGCTCGTTGAGCTTGTCTGTCATCTCGGTCCAGATGGCTTCCGGCGCGATACCGGCGACGTTCTGGCGGGTCGTGCCGCGGAACGTGGTGGTGAAGACGAAGCGCAGGAACTTCGACTCCTGATACGTGAGGTCCCGCAGGATCGGCAGGAAGCCGTCCGGGATACCCAGCTCGCCGCCGGTGACGCTGCGCTGCTGGGCGCGAGCCTCGCGGACATTGCGGATAAAGGTGCGGACCTGTTCGGACTGCATGAGCGCGTCGCGCTCGGCGTAGGTGAGGCCGAACCAACGGCGCTCGGTGGTGTTGTTCATGGGTACAAAGCTCCTTTCGTGGTGATCGTTGTTTCTGGTGTCAGAGTTGGACACCGCGGGATTGCTTGCCGGGGGCGGGGTCTGTTCGGCCTCCAGCCGGGCAATTTCCGCGCTGCGGGTGTCAATCTCGCCCTGGATGCGGGCAATCTCGGCGGCGTTCGCGCTGCGATCGTTTTCAAAAGCGTCCACAGCCACGGACACGGCGCTGCGCTCTGCGTCGGTGCTCGTCTCGGTGATCTCGCTGAGCGCCTGGCGAAGCTGCTCTTCTCTCGCGGCAAAGCCGTCTCTCGTCTGTTCCAGCGGCGTCAGCTGCGCGCGAAGCGCGGTGATCTCGCTGTTCAGGACTAAAACTCTAAGTGCTGCCATTTACGGGTTTCCTCCTAACTTCTTGTTCATTTCTGCGCGCCACGTTTCCAGGCGGCGCTTTTCGATTTCCTCAAAATCCCGTTTCCGGGCGCTGACCGAGGTCTGCTCGTAAGCCGGGAAGGTGCAGACGCTGACCTCATATAAGGGGTCAATTTCTTCGATTTCCCAGCGGTACTTGCCATTGCCGAGGTCGCGGAAGGTCTCACTCTTGATGGCAAAGCCAAACGAGCACTGGTCGACGTCTCCGCGCTGGACTCTTGCATACAAGTTCATCGCGTCCACGTCGTCGCGGTTGATACGGACGCTGCCCCAGAGGCCGCGCTCATCCTGCTTGAGCGTCAGCGTGCCGGACTTTGTCCGGCCGAGGACTAAGCTTGTGTCGTGGTTGATGAGGGCTCGAATGTCGCCCGAGATCGAATTTGTGAAAGCGCCGGGCTTGATGATCTCGCTCACGTCGTCCCACAAGGGGTACTCCGAGTTAAAGACCGCAAAGTAGCCCTCAATGTAGAGGTCACTCTCGGCCTCGCGCGTCTGAAACGCCTGCGGGATGCAGCGTACCTGCCGCTGCTGTCTATTCTGTTCCACCGTCTCCACCTCCTCCTTGTGTAAGCTTTTTCTGGTCTGCGATCATGTCGCGCGGGATGTAGTTTTCCAAAATGACGAGCTCGTTCAGCCCCTCGCGCGGACTGAGACCAACCCAGTCGCGCACCTCGTTGCCGGTCATGAGGCCGCGCACGTAGAGGTTGGATGCTACGTCCGCAAGCTCCTTTGTGCTGTAGCTGTAGAGCCTGCGCGTCGACATCGTAAAATAGAGGTCTGTCGCGTAGAGGAGCTTGCGCGTCAATTCCTGGCAAATGATGTTTGCGATCGTCGTGGCGGTAGTTTTGATCATGTGGTTGTGCTCGCTGTCCGAGTATGTGCCAACGCCCAGCATGAAGGGCGTGACACCGACGAGCGCGGCCACGGCCTTTTTGTCGAGCTCCACACCGTCTTTGATGGCTAAATCGGATAGGCTCAACGGCTTGACCTGCTGCACGTCCATGAGATCAGCCGGGACAATCCACGGCTCTCCGGCGCTCGAGCCCGTGATATAGTCGTCGATCAGACGGCGGCGGCCTGCCGGGTCGGAAAAT